GAAACAGATGGTTTATTTTTTTGTTTTGCCATTATTCTTCCTCTTCGTTTTGTTCTCTTGCTTTCTTTCTAGCGATAGCAACATCAGATAGTGAATCAAGGACAACTACATTTGTTATCTCATCATCTGATAGGTTTATATTATGTTCTTCAGCAAATGAATGTTTTAATTTATCAATAAAATCATCCCTAGTTTCTGCTTCAAAACCAAACTGTGTGAATCTGATAGTTATATCAGCACTCCATTCTTTAGACATATGTCCTCCTATTCACAAGTATCACAAAGAAATCTATCTTTAAGTTCTTCTTCGCTTACTTGATTTCCGTTATTGATTGTAAGATAGCCTTTAGACTTTATTGTATGTAAGTCATCCATTAACTTTGTCAAGTCATCAGGGCTTTCTCCTGTTATTTTATTAACATTATCTCTGTAATAAACAACAGATTTATATAGTAATTTCCATTCATCATCATTGACAAGGATACCATATCTTTGATAATCGTTAGTTTTTTCTTCCATTTCTTTCATTCCTTATTCTTATCGTTTCATTTAATGCATCATCAGATGAATCAACTACTGCACATCTATCACCTGCTACACCAAGATGAACGCTACCAGTTTTACCGTATCTATTCTTACCTAATACTATCTCCAGTCCATACTCTCCATTTTGAGAGTCTTCGTAGTAGTATCTCCAGTCATAATACATAAATAAAATCATTTCAGCGTCTTGCTCTATCGAACCCGAATCTCTTAAATCTCTCATTATAGGGCGTTTATTTTGTCTATTTTCACACTCTCTATTTAATTGAGATAAAAGGATAGCAGACATATTATAAGTCTTACACGCTCTTTTGTATTGTTTCATAATAGAGTCAATTCTTAGTCTATTATCATCAATCCCTGGAACATCTATAAGACCTATATAGTCATCTATAACTACATCAGGTTTATACTTTCGTATTTCTCGCATGGCACTATCTATGTCAAAAAGATTATCAAACATTCTAAGGTCTTTAAAATCTTCTGAAATCTTTTTCCGTGCTTCTTCAGCATCTTCAGCATCTCCATCAATAAAGTTTCCAAGTCTCATTGATTCTGCTGATAGTTGTGATGATTCCATTACAATTAGTTTCTTCATCATTTCTATATTAGACATCTCACGATTAAAAACTAAAACCTTTCTACCTTCTTTCAATAATCTTCTAACTATATTTATCATCATTGTCGATTTGAAATGCCCAGGTCTTCCTGCAATAACAGTAATTTCTTGTCTTGTCATTCCACCTGTTAGGTCGTCTAGTTTACTATAACCTGTGCTTATTAGATTTTCTGTGTTAAACATATTTTCAACAGATTCACCTAATAATTCATCCAAGTCAAAGTTTTTCTGAACTTCGAGATTTAGTATATCTTCTATTTCTCTATTAAGTTTAGATAGTGCTAGTGTCGAATCTTCCATTGAGCCAAATAGTGAATTTTGAATTTCAGTTGATTTTTTGATTATATTTCTCATCAACCATTTTTGATATACTATTTTAGCATATCTATTAGCAGTTGATGGACTTACTACATCTTGAACTAAATCAACTAAATATAAGGAAGGGCTATTACACCCTTTAGTATTTTCCCCTATATCGTGCAGTAATGTGATAGCATCAATCTTCTTTCCATTCTTCTGCATAGACATAATAGATTTCCATATTGTCTGGTGCCATGTAGAATAAAAACATTCATGCGTTGGTAAATACTCGTGGCAAGAATCATATTGATTATTATCACTTAGTATTGAACCAATTACTGCTTTCTCCGCTTCTTCACTATGAGGCGATATTTGTCGTCTCATATTTTCTCCTTTATGTAATAGTATCTTGTTCCATGTATCTTTGCAGACTTAATCTTTTTACCTTTAACAATTAAATCTGCAAAGTACATCCTCGGCAATGGTATACCTTTTTCTATTAAGTCTTTAACGCTGTGTGGTTTAAGTCGCAATAGAACTTCAACACGATTACTCGACATCCTGTTTTTCGCCTTCATCCCACGACCTAAGTAATCTTGCCGCAGTTTCTTTTCTCATACCATTTCTAGTATGATACTCATTTTTAAAGACGTTAATTATAACAGGTAGCCCCATAACCATGTCCTTGGTAATGTTTGGTAGTTTGTAAATAGTAGAGCCACTTCCATTACTTACTTTCTCCATTTCTATACCAAGTTTATCTAAGGTTTGCTTATATGCAAAATTACCAGCACGGACCCGCTGGTTAGACGGGTCCAATGATGTTTTGAATCTGAATATACCTGTGTCATTAACTTGACTATTGGCATATTCTGAATCTGCCAGTTGGTATGTAAGATGATATAAGTCGCAAATATTACCTTGCTTGGTCTTAATATCTCTTTTAACTGACATATCTACAATGTGTGCTGGGTATGTTCCCTTTGGTATGCTTACCTCTTTCACTTCCTCATAATATGATTCATCAGAATCAAATGAGGCGAGTATATCATCAACTTCAGGAGGCATTATCTGCTACCAGTAGTTCATTCAACTTCGACATAGTGGCTTCGAGGTTTGAAGGGGTTATTTTGCCATCTGCTAATGCTTTTAAAACCTTCTTTGCTTCGTCTTCGGGAATTCCGTTACAAGCATCTTGTATGGTTTTTTGCTGTGCCATAGTTATAGTGGATGGTTTGGGTGCTTTAAGTGATGAAACATATTTGTTATCATCAAACATTCCCATAAAAACATCAGCATTGAATCCAAGTTTACTCAGACCTTTGGTAAGAGCATCTGTGGCAACTTTCTTGGCAAAGTCATCATCTATTCTACCATTTCTTTTATAAGTGATAGAAGAACTGATAGGGAATCTGTATTCCTTATCATCATCTTCTAACTTATACCAGAGCATAGCAGAATAAAGAAATAAGCCGTCTTCCTCATAGCAGTGGAAATTCTCTCCTAAGACACCCCAACCTTTACCGAAAGGACCGAATAGTTCAGTCGCCATCTTTAATTGGTATTGAGCACCTATTGCTGTAAATCCACCACGCTGATTCACTTTCTTAGTGTATTTCGGGTCAGTAGTATCTACCTTTGACCAGACATCACTAAGTCCATTACTTTCTTTCATTTGTGGTCTCCTTTATTTAAAAAAAATTTTTGGGGACTTGGCATATAGACGTTCATTCGTTGTCTGTGGCTAACTTCTTGTACAGAGCAACCAAGCCCCCTAATACACGGGTACGTGAACTATTAACTACAATCGAATTGTTAAACCCATGCATTATTATATTATCCTTGATTATCAAATACTGCTTTGGTTAGTCGTTTTGCAACATCCTCAGCATTACGTTCTTTAATTACCTGCCAGTTCTTTATATAATCTTTCACCTCAAGTAAAGCAGACATATTTAATAATGCTTCTCTACTTTCTTTATTATCTCCATTAACGTATTGTTCCATCCATAAAAGAACTTCATCTAATATATCAAGGTAATGTTTATGGTTAGAATTTGTCTTAACAAGTTTTTTTGCATCTATAACTTCAAAATCACTCATTTACGGAATCCTTCTAACCATTCTTTTACTTTGTCATAGAAACTATAATTCTCAACGGGCATACCTAAATGCTCTTTGATGTCATATATAGCGTTTCTAATCATTATGTTGGTACAAGTAAAGACTAAGAAACCTAAGCCGACAAATAGACACGCTATCCACCAACCATTCGCTTCCCAACCTACAAACTCGGTCCACCATATCCAGTATAAAGAATCTCTCATCTTATACTCCTTTAATTCCACCACCACATACATCGAAATATTTACAATACTTAGGGTTGCATTCCCAATTATAAACTGGTGCATCCCCCGTTCCAATAGGTGGTAGTTCGTTGTTGTCAATATAAGTATTTACTTTCCCCCAATATTCTTTAACTCTATCTATAGTTTCATCTATAGGTAAAGTTATAGTTTTTATAATAGATTTATCTTTATTATAATATATTAATCCTACCTCTTCTATTCCTATATTAGGATGTTCTTTTAGAAACCAGTAAGCGTAAGTGCCTATCTGGAGAGCATAATTTCCAACATCGCCATTGGAGAGAGATTTGAATTTCCAAGCGTTGCAAGTCTTTATATCGTATAAAGTTCCATCATCAACAAAAGCCAAGTCTATAAATCCACGAACTCTAAATTCTGGAATAAATAGTTCTTTTTCTATGTAGATTGGCGTACCAGTTTGATTTGCCCACTCTTGGACTGCTTTTTGAATATCTTCATGGACTATATCGCCCAATCTGAATAATCGGAGGGTGTCGGCATCAAAGCCTTCTTCTAAAATTATTGTCTCATCTAACGAGAATATATGCTTTCGCATACAAAGACCTGCACTGGAGGAATGTAACCACTCCTCCAGTCCAGTATAACGTAACTTTTGTTTATTCTCATTGATAGACTTTATGTATGAATCGTATATTTCCTTAACATTCGGTCTACCCATATGCTAAACTCTTTTACGTTTTGCTTGAAAAACTGATTTTGGCAGTATTGTCTTTTGTGAATCAACATACTGTTCAACAAGTTCTCCAAGTTTGTCTTGTAAAATGTCTCCATTGATAGTACATATTAGTTTGAATTGTCTCCAAACTCCATCTTCGCAACGGAAACTTTTTGGTTTTAATTGTGTCATGGCGTCTCTCTTCTTTAAAAATGCGTTTTTCTGCGTACATAAAATTAGCAAATTTCGAGATTTTTTAATAAATGTTTTAAATAAAACAATATATCAAAAAATATCACTTGATTTTTTGCTTTTTCGCTGTCGCCTGGGCTGTCGTATCCCAGAAAAAAAACGATTTGTTCCATATTTATATGCCACAACTTCTAAGAGATAACGAATCCTCCACTTTTTAAGCAGAATGTAGCAAAGTTACGGACATTCTCTTTATCAATTTGGTAACTATTCTCAAAATGAGGGGTTTTCCCCTTACCATTACAAGCGTTACAACCCTTGCATTTGTGTGCCCATTCATATCCTACATCCAAAGGTGAATTACCCGTTCTGTCTTTTGGTTTTAGACTATCGTGATGTTTTAACCACTCTTTCTCACTTTTCCATCCTTCCCATCCTTCTCTTGTTCCAGTACCTTCGCAACAATGGCATTCTTCATCTTCTAAAGTTGCTACAAATTTCTTTCTAGCATCTATTAGTTTATCAATACTACCATTGTCGAGTAGTGTCCAGAGTCTATTTCCAACTCGTGTAGCCTTATCAGACGTTATGCAATGACTGTCATTAAATCCACCTGCTAACATATCCTTTTCATCAAGAATATCAGTAGAAACAGAGCATACCATCTCCCATAGTGGTCTCCACCACCAATTATTGTTACGAAAGTATGCTCCATCTACTGTTTTCAGCAGATTAAAGTATTCCTCAGATTCTCTTTTATTACTCCAATCAAGAGGTTGAGGAATGGTCATTCCACTAGGCTGAATACCTGTTAAGTCGAATCCCATATCTACTGTAATCTCCTTCATTATATGAAGCGTACAAATGACTGAGAGTGGAAGTTATAAACTCCTTCGAGTTCACGACAACACTCCTGCCATTTAGAACAAGGTCTCAACTTTTGACTATACTTAGAGAGTCGTTTGCACATCCTTTCGTGATTGTACTCTGGATGGGTTAAGATGTTTAATATAGCCATCATCCAACTTTTATTAACAGAGAAAGGCATCAATCTGCGAATATCGCCAGATAGAGTTGCCAATTCGTTTGCTTCATTGATGTTGGGGATTGCTAATGAACCATCTTTAAACTCATCAAACATAGCCTTTGAATACGTTCCATGATTAAGCATAGTTAATGCCATTGTATGGCTTAATGAATGCTTTCTCTTGAAACCAGCATATATTTTGTATGCAGAGTTTTCATTCTTAGCAAGATGATACTTTAACCAGTCTTGAGGACCCCACCTTTTCACATTTTGAGACACCATTCCGATGTCATTTACGTGCAAAGCGTCATCCACTTGGTAAAAGATTGGAAGTCCTAATTCCATTCTTGCTACAAAACGATGTTGTCCATCATAGATTCTGAAATCAGAGTCTACAAGGATAGGGTACTTCTCTCCAAGGTCTTTTTTACGCAATGACCTTTTAAGTTGCTTAACAAATGGTTTCGTTACTTTCCTATTCTCGTCAAGAACGGAAAATAAAGAATAATCCATTGTCATCTTTGTTTGTGCATAGATTCCCATCTCTTGGTTAAGAGTTGGTTTTAACTCGGTAGTCATTGTCATTTTATTCTTAGACATAAGTATTTCCTTTATCATTGTTAAGATATAGTGCTTTTGCCATACCAAATTACCTTCACTATATACAAAATTGAGAATAGGGGAGGAATCGAACCTCCCTGCAACCATTCTATTCTATTAACCACTAATCCCAAGTGTAAATCCTTTGCCATCCATCTTTGGTGCCAGTGGTTCGTTTACGGAAATCCAATACATTTTCCTTAAACGTCTTTTCTTTGTCAAAGAACTCAACTATTTCGTCCTTGTATTCGTAGTCAGGGTTGTCATATCCATACTTATCACCACAATCAGCACAGTATGCAGACGAGCCTATTATATACCCGCCCATCATATTGTCATATGGACCATTACAACCATCACAACAAACAACTTCACCGAAATTGTTTTCTTCGACCAGTCTTAGTTCACTCATTTGTAAACTCCTGTATTCCTGTTGTATTAACTATTCTTCCTTTTATTTTCTGAGAAAATGATACTATTATTTGATTGGTCTCATCTGCGTATTTCCAATAGTTAGGGACAACAAATGCCATTATCCCTGAATCGTCTTTCTTCTTGGTGCAAATAAAAATATACATTGTCCCTTCTTTCTTCTCTGGATTCCATTTGGCTTTAGAAATAAGCATAAAATCACCATTATACTTTTCCCAAGCACTCTCGAAATTGTCATAAATACCAGTTGCTTCAATCCAATCTAAACAAATTGAATCATCTGCACAGCATTTAAGCCAATCTTCGCCTTGGTCCTCAAGATTAATATCAGGAAGTACTGGTGCATTAAACTGCTCCAGATAGTATTCTTTTTCATGTTTCATAGTACATTGATTCCTATATTATTAAGTTTCCATAAAGTTCAAGAGAAGGGGGCATGGAAACCCATACCCCCTTATAGAAGTGGAGATGTTTATGCCTTTGGTAATTCGTCCGGCAAATGTACATCAACTTCTAAATCATCAAAGTTTGCTCTGACAATCTTCTCTTCCTCCATTTCAAGACCAACCTTCTCAAGCAATTTATTGACTGGCTTACCATCTATAGCATGGAGCATAGTCTTCATCATCATCTTTGCTTGGTCTATGTCGTTTGCAGTCAAGGAATCAATCATCTTTTCCATCTCTTTTACCATATAGTCTCTGTCACCTAATTTCCCCATATGCTTGGGGTCCAGTTGCACAGAGTGGTAATCGTCTCCACCTTTATCCATCTCTGCTGATACTGCCTTTCTTAATTCAACAGGAGTATCTTTTGGAAACTCTACTGCTAAACCAATATGGTCGAAATGCAAATCAGCAATTTGGATTCTGATTCCTTCTTTGTTGTTAGGACCATCCTTGACTCCTACTTTCTCTAACTTGGACCATGCTTCTTGCAACATTATCATCATCTGTACGTACATCTTGGCACATACATCAGCACGAGTTAGGTCCTTTTTAGCGAATCGATTTAGTGGAGGAAGTCTACCATTGTCATAATGATGGTCAATTATAGACTCCCGTTCCTCTAAATAAGTAGTAATCACTCTAGCCAACTCTTGTGTATCTTTACACTTATTAGCCATGTGAATCATATCATTTTGCAATGCTTGGTGATATGTATCATCATGGTAAGAGCCACCTACAGGATACTCCAAGTTGGACCAGTCGATGTCTTTCTTTAAAGCAGAAAGGCTTCTACCGTCCATAGAGTCACTTAACTTACTCATTTGGTTCTCCTTTTTGTTATTTAAGTCTTTTTATCGCATTGATAAAATCATCCGTTGTAAATATATTGTTAATAATTCTTCTTCTTGCTTGACTTGGTAAGAGTTTTAAACTCTCTAACTTAGCAGTACCAAGCCAATCATCTAATTCATCGCCTCGGATATTCATAAACCAATGAATTGTATTGTTCTCCATTGATTCACGTACTATTCTCCACCCGTCAGTATCTCCAAAGAATATTATATGTCTATTATGAAAATGTTTCCATCTAGCAATCTTCTGTTCAAGTATAGTCTCAGCATCCATGAATTCAACAAACTTCTTTTTAACTGGACAAAACTTTCTTGTTATATATGCATTTGGTGCATCATACATCTCCACAAGCCCATGTCCAATAACTGCTCTTGCTATATTAGCATACATCATTGCTTGTTCCGAACAAGAAGGACTTGTATCAAGTATTAATATAACTTTTTCCAACTCTCTATCTTTTCTACATATATGAATTGGAACTTTTGTCATCACTCTATTAAGTAATGCATCTTCATCCCAAAATTCATTGCCAGGGAATATGTCAGTACCACATTGGTCTTCAGCAAACTTAGAAATCATTATACTAACTGCGTTTCCAAGTCTTTTTATTCTATTGCCCCTCAATGAAACAATATCATTCATATCATTGGCAATTTCAACCATCCCTCTGTTAAGTCCAGACTCTCTTGACCAATCAAGCATATTTGGAAAATCAGTATCGTATATTCTATCTTTGGTATCTTGTGGCATATCATAGAATGGAATCTCTTTAACCTCTTGAATACCTTTCTTTACGTCCTTCTTTTCACGTGGTTCTTTAAGTTTGGACTTTTTAAATTCTGGTTTTCGTTTCCTTGTTTCGTCTTTTGGAGGTTCCTTGGGTGACGAATAATCATCACCCAAGTTTGGTTTGTTTGTTTGTTGTATGTGAAAGTTAGATTTTTCACTCTCAACTTCAGAAACGGACCATTTCCTCCATTTTGTATTCAATCTCATTTTGAGTATTTATCTCTCAATCTTTTGAGTTGAGTACAATTCACCTGTACGGACGTATCAGTATCATTCAGGTACCAGAAACAACATCTGTTTCCAAATGCAGTAAAACGTATACCTTTTGAGTTCCACAACGAAGACTTGACATATGGATATGGTATCCATCCGCCTTTCCCTGTTGATAACTCTTTCATTATGGCACGTGCATTTGTGCCATCAACAAAAGTATACATTGGGAATACACCTAGTTCTTCACATAATACTTCAATTAGTTTTTGACTCATGTTACCATGAATACGTAATTCAAGCATATGATAATCCCTAGTGTCATCATATCCACCAACTGTTACCGAATCACACTTTACCCAGTCTGTATCAAAATACTCATGCTTCGCAATATCAATGCTACTTGATTGATACATTTGGAAGCCTTTTTCTTTCGATATAGCACCAACAATATTTGCCCAACGAGAACTTTTAATATGTCCATCTCTGAGGTGGAAACGAGTAACCCCAAATTCAGCAATATCATTGTATTTTCTCATCAACTTAGTATTAACATTTGGCATATTATATTGTTCGACAAATGTATGTCTAGACGGACACCAATCAGAATCACTTTCAGAACTAGCCCACAATAAACACGCTCCACTGCTTCTACCCGTGGATAGTTCAGATTGCAGTCTATGTATAAATGAGACTGGTGTGATTATTTGTAGTCCAATTTCTTTAGTCCATCTAAAGTTAATCTCCACTTTACTCTTGACGCCATTGCTTTGTTCTTCAAACACTCGTCTAGTTATAACTTCGTTAGTTGTCATAGACTTGACAATATGTCTATTGAACTTTGACATTCTCAGAAACTCACCACGTTCACAAGTAGATAGTGTCAGCATAACTTCACCAGACAACTGCTCTATTGTTTTTGTGATATTGGCAGGTTTACGACCAACAATTTTACCAACCATTGGAACAATGTGTTTAAATGCTCCAGCCTGATTACCGTCCTTGCTATCGTGTCTTATTAATAAAGACTCAATATCAATAGGGTATTCAATAGCCAAAGAATCTGTACATTGTTTTATCCAAGTAAGATTGTATGGATTGTCGGTTGCCTCGCCTAAATAAGCCAATGCTGAGTACATTTCTTCTGAATTCTCCACAATGCCACCATTACTCTTGACTTGTTCAAGTTCAAAACATTGAACATTGTCATCAGATTTCCATTCAACTTGCTCCACCAATGAAGGTAGTTGTAGTTGATTTTCATCATCTGACGTTGGAACATCAAGATTTTCTGGAACATTACCATATTGTTTAGAATCAATCTTAGTTTTATGGACGCTGATATAAGACTCAAAATCTTCCAAGTCTATATTTTCAGCATTCTTCAACATATGATGATTCTCTTCTGTTTTGGTAATGTACTGGCGAACCAGGGTATCCCAGTCAGCATACTTTCCAAGATAATCTATTGCATCAAGCAAATTTCTTAACTCTTGTATGGTTACTGGTTTCTCCATTTTACTTGCCAATGCTCTACAGTATAAAACTAGAACATTAGGTAAGTATTTATGGTCCTTGTGAGTAGACAACAAAGCATCTTTAACCAACTTTGGATGTAGTTGCTCCATGTCTATTTTTGAGAATCTACGAAGAAATGGCTCAGAGAAAGGTCGTTCATCATTGGATGTCAGCATAATCAAGAGATTATCCAGATTTGCTTGTATCTTTTCACCATTTTGAGGTGGCAATGGTAGTCTTCCAGATTGAAAGAAATCTAGAAAGTAACCATCTGCTGATGGACGACTCTTATCCCACTCGTCTAATACGAGGAGAACCCGTTCCTTCTGAGAAGCAATAGCGGCTTGGTAGATAGTAGATTGTTCGATAGTCATTCCACTAGGTGTGTCCTCACTAGGATACAACTTTAGTAGTAAATCAGTCTCATAAGTTCCAGGGCTGACTTGGTGCCAAAACATTTTGACATCTAGTATCTCAGCAAGAACTTCAGGAAGAAATGATTTACCAACACCTGCAGGACCATGTAGCATAACTCCACGAGTGGGTTTGCTATTTAGTCCAGACGCAACTTGTGTTACGAAGAGTGGTGAACAGATGTATCCTCTTGATTGCATACCATCATAGAGTGACTTGACATCTATTTTCTCCATCCTTTTACTCCTGTTTTTTGTTCAATAGGTACAAAGTGTACCAGAGCCCTGCAGAGGAATCGAACCTCCATTATGTCGAGGATTTTGCGGAGTCCCAAAGACATTAACCATTCAGGGCTTGGTTGATTATAATAAATACATCATAACCAACATAAGTGCAACAAGACCAGCCATAGTCAACATATCCATTATAGGGAATGTTGGACTGACTTTATCCATCGCTGAAAGTATGGCATTAGTCTTTGTTGTTTTCTTTTTTCTTGGCATATGCTCTCCTTTTACTTAGTACAAAACTTTCTTTAGTAATATGCTTCCATTTAGATTAAAAGAAATATAGGGGGACCAGTAGAAATGATAGGCACATGACATTGGAAAGCCTACCATAACTGCGAAGCGAGTGAGATGTCCCCCTAATCTTTTGTCCAGTCAATATCATATTTCAAATCTAATTCTTGTTTTATTACATCCAATGATTCTCCAGATGAGAATCTACGTTGCATCTCTTGGTTGTATCTTCTCTTCAATATATCATTGTTGGAATTCATCACTTTGACTCCATTGATATAGTTACCATCAATATAAACTGTTCTTGGAATTCCCAGTTTCTTAACTGGGTCATTATAACCAATGACAGTTCCAGTATGTAATACTTCATCTTTAAAATGTTCATTGGTATGTTGTACACGCCAACCAATCTTATCAAATTTCTTACGTTGTAACTTGATACCATTAGCAGTTAGTTTGCGATTGTCTTCCACGACAAATTGACAAGATATATGATTTGAGCCTTTACGTCCAAATATTTCTATTGCTTTATCAATCACGTGGTTCCGATGTTTGTTGTTGAGACATAATTGTCTTGGAAACTCGGAATATTTAATACCATCTTTTGTTGTTATTTGTTTTACTATTGGATATAATGTGTGGTATTTATTTCTATATGCAACTGTTCCATATTTTACTTTAAACTTAGCACATAGTTCTCTGGATACATTTACACGAGGACCCTTTTCAGGGTCCCCGTATATCCAACGTATTTCTTTGGCATTCTTCATTTGTACATCACTCTAAATCCATCATTCTTCGCCATCTTCAGATGTTTGCCACAACCAGGCATCCATAATTGAGTGATTATACCATTCAATCGATATAATCCGAAGAATCTGCCAATTGCATTTTTATTGCATTTACATTTAATCTTCATTCTGCCTCCATTGCTAATACTGATTTATATCCATTAACTAATGAATCAATATTATTTATAATGGAATTAACTTGACCAAAATGATAATATTCATCACTTATTTGACAAGTACATCTATCTCCATCACATTCTAATGATCTAAGCAGTTCCGCTTTAATTCCCAATAAATGTTCCAAGAACTGTTGTGTTGTGTTCTCGTCCATTTCTATTACAGGACCATTAAAACCATCATATCTATTGTCAATACAGTCATCTGATACATCAGAATATTCTGCATCTACAATATTAGTATTTCCAGAGTCTAGAAGTTTTGGATGTACAAAGCATTCTGGTGCTTTATCTCCAGCCTTCCATGTCCCTAGATATACTAGTTTCACTCGCTCGTTATTACTCATTTTATTCTCCTTTTATTTGAGTATTGTATTAAAATCTTTGACTATTTTAAGTTATGGACCAAGAATCGTAGTACATAACTTTCTTTAGGTAAGTCTAACCATGTGAGCAAAAAGAAGAGCGTCATCATCAATACTGACGACAACGCTCAACTTTTATCTACTTTCAGTCAATGCAATTACTTTTGTTTTACTGTGTTCCAATAGACTTTCAATTCTTTCTCTACAAAAGAGTTAGTCTTGAAATCTTTTACAATACAGCGAACTGAATTGCTATCTTTGTCGAAATACAATGACACTTTATTATCAACTTTCTCGATTGATTTTTTATCAATAGCATTGAAATTGTCAATTATTGACTGCTTCGATTTTTCAATCAAGTTTAATTGAGTATCATTATAATCACTTTTCATTCTGCTTGACGTAGCGACAAGTTTTTTGTCTTGTAACTTTGTCACTTCAATCATAACGGCCGTATGAAATAACACATCATCAATCTTTGTCTCAATAGATTTTTTGATACGTTCATTAATTGTCGTTTTATGCTCAGATAGAGTTTTGACGTCAATAATGAATGATGTATCAATGACTGTATCAAGACTATTTTTGATAACATGATTTCTGAATACTGAATCATATTGACTGAGTTTTGTTGTCTCAATCTCAATAGCAGAATTCATTGACTGTTTTACTGTTTTCTTTTCTGTTTGTGATTTCATTATGTTCTCACTTTCTATTGTGAAGTTCTATTGTGAACTTCTATTGTATCATGCTCTATCACTATCTAAATAATACAAGTTCTCAATAACTTGTATTGTCACTAGCACAATAAGACGTACTGCTTCGCAGTAATACAAATCTAGTTCAAATATATGAAAGTTACAAGATTTCAATAAAACTTGATTTTTTTGAATCTGAAACGAACCGGTACGCAACGCAAAAAAAAGACCCACACACAATGTACAACAATTTTCAAAATTTTCTGGAAAAATTTTTCAGATTTTGATAAAAGTGACTAGGTTATTTATAGGATAGGATATATATAGGTTATATAGGTTATTATACTAGGATATTATATAGTATATATAGTATATATATTATAAAATAACATTAAAACAATAAAGAGAGAAGAAAAAACATAGTTTTTTATACCAACTAATGATGTTTTGTTGTAAACTTACCTATGAAGACAACATCTATACACAATGCACGACACCATTGTGCTAACTTTTGGACAGGGAAATGCTTAGGTGCTATGTTTACACGGATGTCTGGCTCACTAACCTGTAGGATAGATGGTAAATTCGCAAATAAAGATTGCGTTGTAGAGAAAGGATGTACTTATTTTGAGCAAACTGTTGTTCCAGGAATTAAGGGACTCTAAAAAGAAGACCCCTAAGAAAAGAAAACATAGAAGGGCAATCGTAATACCTGATTGTCACTTCCCTTTACAATACCAACCAGCAGTAAACTGCGTTCTGAAGGCTATCGAGATGATAAAGCCTAATATATTCATATGCTTGGGAGATTTAGGAGAGTGGCATAGCGTTTCGCCCTTCAAATATAAGAGAAGAAAGAGACCACCACTTGAATACATCTTAAAAGAGGTAGAAAAAGAAGAAAAACAAGTGAATGCTGGTTTGGACCAGTTTGATAAAGTATTAAAATCTGTCAAATGTGAAGAAAAGCACATGATAGAAGGTAATCACGATGCTTGGCTTAATTATTTCGTAGATGAGTTCCCTTATCTACCACAATACAAGTTTCCAGAGATAATGAGGCTAAAAGAACGTGGATATAAGTATTATCCTTATGGTAAGTTTGTCAAGATGGGTAAATTGTATATGTATCACGGAGGTCACTACTCTACAATTAACCATACTAGACAACACGCAATGAATTTAGGAAAAAATATTCTTTACGGACATACACACGATGTTCAACGTAGTGGTATGACCCATGTAGATGGTGCCCACCATGCATTTTCTTTAGGATGTCTGAAAGATATGACATCTGAGGCGAATATGTGGCTTCGGGGTAGGACTACAAATTGGGCTCATGCATTCGCAGTTATAGATTGGTTCCCTAATGGCGACTTCAGGATTGATGTTGTCGACATCCATAACGGCAGAACATTCGTATGGGGTGAAGAAATAAACGGGAACAAGGAGTAAGTATGACGATGCTTATTAAAAAAAGACATACTCGGAGGGGTGGTTTGGTGCTACCAAGAAATAATTAGGTCGGGTGTAGTATGTCTCAATCTAAAGTAATAAATGGTGTAAGTGAGGTCCTATACGACAATGTTGAAGAATGGACTGAATTAACTGGATTTGAGGATATAAATGCAGATTGGCGTTCTGGTAGTGAGAATGAATGGATTCTTACTGATGATGGGCAAGTCTGTAGAGTTCTCAAGCGTGGTGAGATGCGTAATAATGCTAAAAAGGTAAAACCTTATATTCGCACTATTCTTGGCACATATCTTGTTGATAGTCCTACTAAGATGGAAGGAGAGCCTCCTAGAAATATATATGCATTTGCTAAAGGTAGCAATCATTATGAACAGCGTATGAAGAAAGATAAGAAGCCAACGTCTAAAGAGACTATGTTTGCTAAATATGTTGCTAATGGGCTACCACCTGTTGATGCATATCTAAGAGCATTTCCTACTAACAATAGAAAATATGCTGACCATACATCTAAAGCGTTAATGAAAACAAAAAGGATTTCAACATTGATTACAGAAGAAATGAAAGCCAATCTTCAAAAAGTAAATATTGACGAAGAATATCTACTAACAAAGACTAAAGAAATAGTTGACAAGGAAGATGGAAGAGACGGGGATAAACTTCGTGCTATTGAAACATTGATGAAAATAGCAGGGATGTTTCCTGATAACCAAAAAACAGAGTCACTTACCGTATTTCAAGGTTTTAGTCAAAAAGAACTTGAGGCAATCAAGGGTAGTGATGTGAAAGCACTAGCCCATGCCGAAAAACCCATCGAAGACTAATATCCCTATAGACTATCTTGCTGATTTCAGTACTGAGCGTGATATATGTGAAGTATGTGAAAAGCAAATTGATGACAATTCTAAACTTCTTGTTTGGGACGATGAAGGTAATGTACATGGGTATGCCTGTATTTTTTGTAAAACTATATATGATGAAAATGATGAATTAACTAAAGTATCAACTGGAGAGTCTGAAACACTATATGAAGCGTAAGAGAAAGAATGGTGAGTGGCGTGAACAAATTAATTTCACAGATGGCATATTTAATGATTATTTAGATATTGATGTATTTAATGTAAAAAAAAGAAAGAAGAAGAATGTCAAAAAAAGCAACATTCAACATAACACCAGGTCCCAATGAAATGGCAGAGCGAGATAAACTTCTCGCACAGTCAATGGAGAGTTTGGTGTATTTTGGTAGAGCATTCTTACCTAAAGACTTTCTACATAAGAGTGCATCTCCTGATTTCCATTTTGATATAGCAAAAAAATTAACACAGCACGAATCAGGTGCTCGTATATGTAATATTATCCCACGTGGCTTTGGCAAGTCTATTCTATCTAAATCTGCTATTCTACATAAATTATTATTCTCACCAAAAGAGAAACAGCAATTCATTGCTTGGGTAGCAGAAGAACAAGGTCAGGCTATTGACCATTTAAAATATATTAAGAATCATTTAGAGTATAATCAGCAAATAAGGTATTATTTTGGTAATCTCGCTGGTGACGCAGTAGGTAACAGATGGACTGAGAAAGATATTGTTACTGCTACTGGAGACAGAATAATGGCAAAAGGTACATCACAGCGTCTACGTGGTCGTAGTGAGGTTGATGTTCGCTATACTGGTATTGTACTTGATGACTTTGAATCTGAATTAAATACAAAAACACCTGAAAGACGCCAAGAGATAAAACAATGGATTGTTTCAACTGTTTATCCTGCATTAGAAGAATCTAAAGGGAATGAAGGTTGGATATGGTTATTAGGCACTATTGTACATTATGACAGTTTTCTTCAAATGGTTGTTGATGGATTCAATGAGGCTGTAGAGAATGAAAAGAGTTATCCTTGGGATGTGACATTTTACAGGGCAATAAGAGATGATGGTAGCCCATTATGGGAATCTCAGTTCCCATTGGAGAAGTTAGAGCAGAAAAGACGTGAGTTCATAGAAGCAGGTCTTGTCAATAAATTTGCTCAAGAGTATATGAATGATGCACGTGATATTACTAATGCGTCATTTAAGGTGGATAGAATACAATATCATAACGGGAGATTTGAAGTTAAAGATAAACAGACGTTTTTAATTATCAATGACGATGCAATCCCTATAAATGTTTATATTGGCGTTGACCTTGCGGCTACTGCTACTAATACATCAGACTATCAAGCAATAGTTGTTCTTGGTGTCGATGCTGAGAATAATAGATATGTTTTAGAATACTTTAGAGAACGTATCCCTACATTCGATGTACCAGACGAAATTATAAAATTATGTAAACAGTATGCACCAATCCGTCGTGCTACTATTGAGACTGTTGCCGCACAAGAAATGGTTAGAGATATGCTATCAAGGATGGCAGTATCAGATAGAAGATTGATGCCAGGTCTTTTTAAAGGTGTAAAGCCTGTTGGTAGAATAAAGAAAGAAGATAGACTTGAAACTGCATTAGGTCCTATTGTTAATAATAAAAGATTATATATAAGACGCTCAATGACTGACCTAGTTGATGAGTTCTTTGAACACCCAATGTCAAGACATGATGATGTTATGGACGCATTGTACTATGCTGATTATTATGCCAAGGCTCCAAGAAGTGGCAGATTTAGTGCCAGTGAGTTGAGCGATGAAGAACTATGGAAGAAAAACCAAGCAAAAAAATCAGCAGTTTTCAACTGGATAACAGGTGCCAGAATTTAGGTCAAAAATCCCCACTTTTATTTTGTAATAAAAAAAACATTACATAAATTCTGTACGTAAAGGTATAACTACATGGAATACGATAAACGAGCAGAAATCAACAAAGACATATTTGAGCAGTATAGGGATGCGAGAGCAGACTGGGATAGAGAAGCAAGGGAAGACCTTGATTTTTATTTTGGAAACCATTTTACTGATGACGAATCACAACATTTAGCATCTGTTAATCAAGCAGATGTCCCTATGGACCGTATCGGTCCTGCTATAGATAAGATGAAAGCAATGCTTACATCTCGCTCTCCTGCATTTACTATAGTTCCTAGAGAAGATTCAGATGTTAAACTAGCGTCTGTTTGGAGAACAATACTCGGATATACTTGGCAAATATCAAATGCTACTATGCATTTAAAACAGGCTATCCATGATTATACTACAACAGGTCTTGGATATTTATATGCTTATACTGATACAGAGTCAGATATGGGCAAGGGCGATATAAAGATTGTTAATATAGACCCATTTAGAGTTTATGTCCCGCCAAATTGCAGAGACAGATGGTTTGATGATGCTGATAATGTTATTCTATCTACTATACTAACAGGACAGCAAGTTGTTAATCAATATCCTGAATTAGGTCCGCAACCTAATCCAGAGACTGGTGAGATTGAGCCAGGGCTGATAGAAGAACTATCTGGCTATATGGATTTTGATTTCCCTTCAAGTCAGAATAAGCAGAGCCAAACTATATTTACTCCTGATGTTGTAAAAGATAAAGACCATTGGGATGTAACAAAATATCAAATATTAGAAAGATTTTATAAAACTAAAGTTCCATTTTATCGTGTAGTTGATACAAAGAACCAAACAGAGATGGTTATGGACGATATGGAATTTCAAGTATTCTTAGACGAAAATCCCGCTGTGTTTGAGCGTGGTCTTATGGAGTTTGAAGAAGTTCTCCAAACAAGAGTGGGGGTAACAGCATCAATAGGAGAGGTAGTTTTGTATGAAACTATCCTTAATACTGAAGTGTATCCAATAGTACCTTTGCCAAATAACTATGCTGGTACTCCATACCCTCGCTCAGATGTACAAAGGGCAAAGGAAATGCAACGTCTTCTCAACAAACTCTGGTCTCTCGCTCTCTCCCACGCTCAAGCATCGGCTGGACTTAAATTAATTGTACCATTAGGTAGTGTTGATGATGTCGCTGAATTAGAAAAGAATTGGTCTAATCCTAATGCAGTTATTGAAATTGATTCATCTCAAGGGGAACCTCATTATCCTCAACCTTCTCCTTTATCTGGAGAATTTTATAGATTAATACAATCAGCAGAATTTTATATTGATTTTATTTTTGGTATCCCTGAGATGATGCACGGTTATCAAGATAAAGCACCTGATACAGTTAGAGGTACTGAAAGAATGATTTCATTAGGTCAAGAACGACCTAAAAGTAAACTTAGAGATATTGAGTTCAGTTTAGAAAGATTGGGTCTTGTAATGTACTCACTTTCAAAAGGTCATTATAATTATAAGAAGATGTTCAGATTATCTCAGGCTAATAATGACTTAGATGATGTTACAATCAATATGTATGATGATATAACTGGAACTGTGGTTGATATTCAAAAAGAACGTCACGACCTTGGACAGCACGATATTAGCATAGAGCCAGGCTCTACGCTACCAACTAATAAATGGACAGAATATGGTGTCTATCTTGAAGCATATCAGGCTGGACTCGTTGATAGACAAGAAGTATTAAAGAAGAATCCTGAAATATTTGATAAAGCAGGGGTTCTTAATCGATTTGGTGAAATTGCTCAACTTCAACAACAGTTGGCTCAAGCAACTCAACAAATCAAATCATTGCAGGGTGACTTGCAAACAGCCAGTAGAGAATCAATCCATGCTAAGAAAGCATTGGAGGTCCAAAAGACTAAAAGTGTTCTCGATGGGCTGGAACATAAAGCCAGAGCAGAGCAATCTGCTAAGGGTAAGAAACTAGACGCAGAAGTGAAGGTACAACTTGAGAGATTAAAAAACTCGACTGAAATGGTATATGAAGAAGAAAAGGCGAAGGCGAAAGAAAAGGCGAGTAAAAATAGTCAGGCTCAATAATGTTGTACACATTTAAAAGGAAGGTTAAAAATGGAAGAACAACTCCAAAATGCTAATGAAATAGCAGAAACAAATCCAGTTGCCGATGTCATGGCAGATGGTGGTGTACCTGTAGAAGAAGGACATCAAGAACAAGCAGTTCAACAAGAATACGCTCAAGAGGAAGTATATGACGATGGTGGGTATTATCAAGACCCTGATGCAATCCCTGAGCAAAATGTTGAATCCCAGACTTCGCACGTTGATTGGGAATCTGAATCTAAAAAGTTTCAGTCTTTGTATGATAAGGCACAGGCTGATAACCAAAAGATGCAAGATTTACTAATGCAACAATTGGAGACGCAAGGGAGTCAACAGGTCGGACAGCATGATGTTGGTGAACCAGAATCAAGTATGCCTTCTGAGGATGAGTTTAGTCCTTGGGATGCTTATTATAAGCCTAATTCTCCATCATACAATTTAAGAGTTCAACAAGAGAACGAAAGAATTGATGGTGCAGTACAGGCTCATATGACCCAACTAAATAACCAAATGGTTATGAATAATACGGTTAAGGAACTAAGAGATAATTACAATATGGAGGAGAATGAAGTCCGTGATTTCATGGAATTTGCTACTACTCCAAGAGGACAACTACCCCTAGATACACTTGTAAAAGTGTGGGGTGCAGGAAAAACTCAAGGTCAACCTAACCCTACGTTGGAAAAAGTAAAAGCGAATCGCAATGTTCCTAAGACAGCAGGAGTTCTTCAGGGTCAGAAACCTCAACCTGCAAAGAATGAGGCACAGAAGACTTGGGAGAGCATAATGGGTCATAGTAAGACTGCTGGTTCGAAAATTCCATAAACTAAATAACAAAAGGAAATAAGAAATGGCTTATTTTGATTCAGTAGACAGTAATGTTGGTGTAGCCGCATCTACTGCTGTCTCAACGAGTGTATCTGGTGAATCTTTTCCTGGCGTTCCACAAAGACGATTATATGCCTTCGGTGAGAGGGTAGCAGAATTGGCTCCTGAGGAGTCCCCGTTCTTCGTTTACTTATCTAAGGTGGCTAAGTCACCAACTGATGATAGCGTATTTAAAGTCCTTGAGAATCGCTCAAAGATTGACTGGACAGACAGAAGTGGTGTTTGTAGTAATTTACAGACAACAGACGCCGCAAGTGGTAGCAATTTCAGTTCTAATGATGCTCAAATTGGCGATGCCGTATACATGAATGTTACATCTTCTTCAGGCGTTACACTAATTCCAGGAATGGTTGTAATGGTTGAACGTAACACAAGTGATGGTAGACCAATTCCACTTATCTTAAAAATAGATGTTGCGGCTTCAACTGCTGACTGGAAATGTTCAGTTGTTGAAAATAGTGGCAATGATGACGCAGGTAACCAATCCGATTCTAAATTTCAAGTAATCGGTACTGCATTTGAAGAAGGTGGAAGTGCACCACAGTTCTGGTCTAGTGGAATAGACGATGCCTATGGATATACTCAAATATTCAAGACATCTTGCTATATGACTGGTACAGCAATGGCAACAAAGTATCGTGGTTACGCATCTGAGTGGGACCGTATTTGGTCTCTCAAATTGCGTGAGCATAAAGTTGACATTGAACGTGCTATGTTGTTTGGTCAAAAGTCTCGTTATACAGACGTACAATCACCTACTAAGAATATTCAAACATCTGACGGTATCGTAGGGTATATCTTGCGTAATTCAGGTACTGAAGGTTCAGCATTGCAGTCTGATGATAATGCTACTGACTTTGCTTACGAATCAGGCAAACCTTATGTAAGACAGATTACATATGCTAATATGACTTACGATAGGTTCTTGGCTGATTTAGAAGTAATGTTTGACCCAGCACGTGGTGGTAATTATGGTAAACTCTGTTTAGCAGGTATGCCAACAATTACTTGGTTTAATAAACTAGGTAGTGGTGGATTTTTACAAAATTCATCTCCAAGCAATTCATTGAACATTGACGTAGAGCCTCGCTCTGGTGCTTTCGGGCATAAGATTTTGCAGGTCGATACAGTTCATGGTCAGTTGAATATTGTTAGAGAACCACTATTCCGTGGGCTATCAGCAGGGTACCTTGCTTGTGTTGATTTAGACCATGTAGCCTATAGACCTCTTGTAGGTAATGGACATAATCGTGATACTCATATTATGACTAATGTTCAGACACCTGACGAAGATTCTCGTAAGGACCAAATCCTTACAGAAGCAGGTTTAGAGATTACATTGCCTGAAACTCACGCATTGTACGCTTTCCAAGCAGACTCTGTCTAATAATAGTTAATTGGGGGGTGGCAACACCCCCCTTTGATTATGAGTGATAAACCTTTTACATCAACAAGTGAACCAGTGAATAAGCCAAGTAAGCCTATTCCTGATTATAAGCCTAAGAAAAAGAAATAATGGCAACACATTTAATAGCATTAACTTTAGCAGAAAAAATGAACTCTTTACAGAGTCTCCCGTATGATAAATATACGTTTCAAGAGTCTTGCAATTACTATGTAAAGAATAATGAGACTGGATATAGTAGTATTGGTCTAAATGACTATACGCCACAAGAGGCATGGTCAATTATAATGAGTAAAAATTTTACAGAGCATACTCTTGCTGAGTTGCTCAATTTAAAGGCAGGGGTTGCATTGCATACATATACTGCTGTAGAAGCAATTAATAAAATATCGAGTTTATAATGAATTGTCAACATTGCGATAGCCCGAACCCAGAAAATTGGTTTAATTGTAAAGAGTGTGGTAAACGTGCCAATCCTCCTAAATGGACACCTCAAGTGGTTATTAGAGATGGTCAGTTTGCATCTGCATTCAGAAAAGACCAGATAGATATGAAAGTTATTGATGGTGAGGATTATGCAAAACAACTCGTTGAGCAAAGAAAACGGAAATACGCATGAAATATAATGCACAAATAGGAGAATTAACTGGAACAGATGGTCTTGAGGCTACATATGATGCTTACTGTACTGAAGGTGCTAAGGCTATTATTAATCTTATGCCTCCTTCTATTTTAGAACAAATATCTACAGTTAGTACATTTACACTTAATCTTGATATTGATGGTAAGAGAATATTGAATGTTATGAGAAATGATGGCTCATATGATAGACCTTGTAGAAAAATATCATCTGGATTACGTGGTAACGCAGAAGACTCAGGAGACATGAACTATGCTCTTGCTAGTGACCCAGTATATTATGTAGAGTCAGAAAAGATTTATATTAAACCTGAACCTGGAACAGATAAAGGCATTTGCAATTATGCTACGTATCCTACTATAGATGCAAGTGCCACAGATGTTGGTTCTTTAGATAAGTTTCCAGATGAATATGAACATTTAATTGTATTGTATGCATCAATAAAAGAATTACAAAAACAAATGTATGATATGAAAGCATCTCTACCAACACA